ATGACTCGTTGCACCGTGGGTTGATTCAGGCCGTCGACGAGGCGCGAGAGGGAAGTCGGGTCGATCCCGATTTCCTCTATCTGCTTGGATAGCCACTCTTTGAAGTTCATGGGCGAATTATGCGATTTTGCATAGCCTTGAGTCGAATACGAATACGCATTGACTTGTAAATACGGATTCGTATATTCTCGGCGCCATGCTGAAAAAAATGATTGATGCCCTTCTCGCTGCCGGCTATTCCCAGGTCGCTTTGCAAGACCTAACGGGAATTCCTCAATCGACCATCAGCCGGATTTCCAAGAATCGCCAGGTCGACGTCGGTTATAGCCGGGGAAAGAAGCTCGAACGACTCTACGAAAAGCATCTGTTGGAGAGCGGATCGGTTTCCCCGGGCCAGGGGAGTCTGTTTCCCGAAGCCTGTGCTAATCAACCGAACGGCCAGCCGAAGAATGTGAGCTCGTCGGCTGCGAATCACCACCAGACGGAGAGCGCATGAGTTCGCACCGCGTATCCGTTGGGGCAGTAGTAGCACCGCTGAATGCAGCGGTAGCCGAGCTGCTTGAGTGCCTTTCAGTTTCTTCTGCCGAGGTTCGACAGGTAATCCTGGATCGCCTGGATTCCATTTCTGAGCTGGTCTGCTTCGATGTGGATCGTTGCACCGCAGCCGGGGCAGGGGATATCCGGATTGTTCTTCAGCCTTCCAATGGTTTCCTTGAACTTCTTGCTGCAGCCCGGGCAGGAAAGTTCGAGGGTGTGGCTGTCTAGATTCAGGTTCATAGGGGGCTCCATTCGTGAATAGGGTTATGACGTGGAAATCAAATCCTAGCATGACCGGGGCCTCCGCCTTTTCGTCTGTCATCGCTTGTCTCCCTGTGGCCCGGCTCTCTTGCCCGGGCTCTTTGTCGCCCGGGTTCCTCATGGTCCCCGGGCGTCCTTTTTTCAGGATAGGNNATTTGCCATGACCATCAAGACTGATGAACGCCATCCTCTGGATGTGCTCTACCGGGCCTGCAAGCGCTATCCGGGCGGAATCGAGGCACTGGCGGCGCGGCTGGATATGAAGGTGGACACCCTCTATAAGAAGTTGCGGAGCCCGGTTGAGACCCATCACATCGGATTTGATGGGGAGTTGTCCGAGATCCTCTTTTGCCTGAAGGAGGCGAAGGTTGAGGGCTGGTCCGATACCCTGCGGGCTTTCTGCTGGCGCCATGACCATATCGCCATCCCCATGCCGGACCTGTCGAGTTGCGACGATGGGGAGTTGTTCGAGATGGTGCTGAAGGTGGTCAAGGAGAACGGCGATGTAGCCAACGCCCTGGCCCAGGCCACCAGCGGGAGCAGCGAGCGGGAACGCCAGATCAGCTCCGAGGAACTGGCGATGATTGATGTGCAGGTGAGCGAGGCTGTTGCGGCATTGGCCTCGCTGTTGGATCGCGCTCGCGCCAGCCATGAGGCGGCGAAGGCCAAGGGCCTGGTGCGGTAGGGGCCGGCGTGGCTGAAGAGATTCAGTTCAAACAGCTTGCCGAGGCGGCGCTTGCCCGCGTCGAGTTGCTGCTGGCCCAGTGGTTGCCGGATGGGAAGCGCGTCGGCCATGAGTGGAAGGCGCTTAACCCGACCCGGGCCGATGGTAGTCCGGGTAGCTTCTCGATCAACATGGCGACGGGCGCCTGGGGCGACTTTGCCTGCGATGATGCCGGCGGCGACCTGGTGTCGCTGAATGCTTACCTCTACCACGGCAATGACCAGGTGGCGGCAGCCCGGGAGTTGGCGGAGACCTTGAACATGCCGGAGGCGGTACCGCCCCTGGAGGGTGGTCACAAGGCGCGGGCCAAGCGCGATTCTCGGCCGGCGCAGCCCGCTCCGTCGCCTGATGCGCCGGTTGCCGAGCGCAAGCCTAAGTGGGTGCCGATTGCGCCTGTGCCGGCAGAGGTGCCGGAGCCTCCCAAGGCCCATGAGTTCCGCGGGGTGCCGCAGATGATGTGGACCTATCGGGCTGCGGATGGCGGCGTGCTTGGTTACGTCGGCCGCTTTCTGACGTCGGATGGCGGGAAGGAAGTCATTCCCTTGAGCTGGTGCCGCCATGAGCGCACCGGGAAGGAGGCGTGGCGCTGGCTTTCCTTCGCGGAGCCTCGCCCGCTGTATGGGCTGGATCGCTTGGCCGCCAGGCCTGACGCTACCGTGATGGTGGTGGAGGGTGAGAAGTGCGCCGATGTGGGCGATGCGAATCTTCCTGACCTGGTGGTGGTTTGTTGGCCGGGTGGCACCAATGCGGTGGATAAGGTGGATTGGTCGCCGCTGTATGGCCGCAAGGTGATCGGCTGGCCGGACTGCGATTCGAAGCGGAAGAAGCTAACCCGGGAGGAGAAGGCAGCCGGGCTTGACCCGATGTCGAAGCCCTTCCTGGCCAAGGACGATCAGCCGGGCATGAAGGCCATGCGCTGGATCGCCATTCACCTGACGGCAAATGGGTCGAAGGTGTTGATCAAGGGTATTCCGCCCCCTGGTGAGCTTGAGGACGGATTCGACATTGCCAACGCAGTTGAGGCCGGTCTGGTGGGCGAGGAGCTGGCCGCCCATGTACGCGACCATGCTGTGCTCTGGACTTCTCTCTGCCCTGATTCTCCGACGCCGGAAAGCATTTCTACCGCTTCCAAGGCTGCCGCGGAGGAGGGGGTGAGTTGGCGCGATAACCTATATCGCCGAAACGGTGAGCTGGATGATTGTCTGGCGAACGTCTATGACATCCTGGCGCATCGCCGGGAGTGGGCGGGCGTGGTGGCCTTCGATGAATTCAGCCAGCGCACGGTGAAGCTGAAGCCTCCACCGTATATCCATGGTGAATCGGGTGAGTGGGAGTCGGCAGACGATTCCCGCACGGCGATCTGGCTGACCCATCATGAGTACATTACTCCGTCTTCTACCCGCGTTGCTGAGGCGGTGGAGACGTTGGGCCGGGCGAACATGATTCACCCGGTGCGGGACTGGCTGAAGACGCTGCCGGCCTGGGACAAGACGGCCCGGGTGGATCACTGGCTGTGCGACTACCTGGGCGTGCCGGATAGCGAGTACGTGCGCAAGGTGGCCCGCTTCTACCTAGTGGGCATGATTGCCCGGGTAATGGAGCCGGGATGCAAGTTCGATTATTGCCTGGTGCTTGAAGGCAAGCAGGGCAAGGGTAAGTCGACGGCTTTCCGCATTCTCGGCGGGGAGTGGTACGGCGACACGGACTTGGACCTGCACAACAAGGATTCGATGTCGGCATTGCGCGGCAAGTGGGTCTATGAGTTTGCGGAGCTGGGGTCGGTGACCCGGGCGGAATCCACCAAGCAGAAGTCTTTCCTCTCGCGCCAGGTGGATGAATACCGGCCGGTATATGGCCGGCGTGAGATCAAGGCACCCCGCCAGGTGGTCTTCGGCGGCACGACGAACGAGTGGGAGTGGAACAAGGACCCTACGGGCGGCCGGCGCTTCTGGCCGGTGGATTGTGCCGATGACCTGAACCTGCAGGGCCTGCAGGAGAACCGGGATCAGATGTTCGCTGAGGCCCTGGCGCTGTACCTGGCCGGGGAGCGCTACTGGCCCTCGCCGGAGGAGCAGCAGGCGCTGTTTGACCCTGAACAGCTGCTGCGGGAGCAACCGGAGAGCCTGGTGGATGCCCTGCACGACTGGGCCTATGCCCAGGTGGCTGACTTCTCCGTGGCCACGGCTGTGATGGATGGATTGAAGCTGGATGCCTCAAAGCTGACTCGGGACTTGCAGACCCGGGTCGGCATCGCCCTGCGCAAGCTGGGCTGTCAGAAGGTCGAAAAACGCAACGGGATGGTCCGGTATTGGTACAAGCCCCCCACTAGAAACGGGGCGACGTCGGAAACCGGGTCGGCTGGTGCGTCTGAGCAGTCGGAAGGAGGTTGTCATGCCTACTTCTAAGCTGGTCGAGGTTGGGAACGTTGGGAGCAGGTTGGGAAGCCTGAAACCCGCGCCAATAGGGCGAGTTCCTAACCTTCCTAACCTTCCCAACCTCGCTCTACCGCGCACATGCACACGAGGNNGCACACGAGGGCGCGAGCGCGTGTGCATACGCGTGCACACCCACCCACACACACGAGCTTTTAGGTTAGGAAGGTTGGGAACGTTGGGAAGAGGCGCGCCAGTGCTTGTTCTCAGCCTTCCCAACCTGCTCCCAACCTTCCTAACCTGCCAGGAGTAGCCATGGATACCTTGTCCGAAAAGATGATCGATAAGCTGCGCGCCGACTTCCAGCTGGTGGCTGAACAGCGCGTCGAGAGCGGCGACTGGAGTAAAGCGGATGCCAAGGAGTTCGGCGACTGCATTAAGGGGTGCATTGAACGGAAGGACGTGGTGGCGTTGAGTGCCTGGGCGATGTGGATCTCCGACCTGGCCCACTCCATCACCACCTTCTCCATCGTCGTGCGCAATGCCGAGATCCGCATCCGGGCCGCCGCCCTGGAGGCGAAGGAACAGAAGAAGGCGGCTTGAGATGCAGATATCCATCCGCAACAACTTCGCTGAGCACATCCGGCGCCTGGAGGATGTAGCCCCCAAGCAGGTGGAGTTTGCCACCATGGTTGCCCTCAATCGGGCGGCCTATGAGGGTGCCCAGGCTGTGAAGCAGGCAATGCGTCAGGTCTTCGATAAGCCCACCCCATGGGTACTGGGGGGCGTTCGCTATCGGAAGGCGACCCGCTCGAAGCTGGTATCGAAGGTCGATCTGGACTTCTGGGGTAACAAGCAGGGCGTCACTGTCGATCAAGTGTTGGCCGCCCAGATCGGTGGCGGCACCCGCCGCTTGAAGCGGTTTGAGAGGGCGCTATCGAGCGCTGGCGTTCTACCTTCCGGTATGTCCGTCGTCCCCGGGTCGGCTGCCAAGATGGATAGCTACGGGAATATGAAGGCCGGGCAGATCGTGCAGATCATGTCCTGGTTTCAGTCGTTCGGGCAGCAGGGCTATCTGGCGAACATGGGGTCGAAGGGTAAGGCCCGTCTGGGGCGTGACAACAAGCGCACAGGTCAGCGTGGGTTCGCCTACTTCGCCCTGCAGAAGCCCCACGGCCGTCTTCCTCCTGGCATCTATCAGCGCTTCCGCACTGGCTTTGGCTACTCGGTGAAGCCGGTGATGATCTTCGTTCCTACTCCGAAGTATCGGCGCCGCCTCAACTTCCATGGCGTTGCCCTGGCTGCGGCCTATGCCGTATTCCACAAGGAACTGCCCGGCGCGGTGGCCGATGCTGTGAGGACTGCTCGATGACCCCCCCTTCAATGGGTCCTTCCCAGAAACCCCATTCACGGGCAGTTCGCACCGCGATTTTTCGCCAGTTCTCTGGTTCTAGGGGAGGTAAGTAAGTGCTGATCGTGGGCCAGGAGAGCATTGCCAGCCTGTTCGGTGTGGCGCCGAAGACCATCGTGGAATGGCAGGAGCAGGGCATGCCTATTGCCAAGCGAGGAAGCCCTGGCATCCCGAGCGAATACGAGTCGGGAGACTGCGTACGCTGGTTGGTTGAACGGGAGGTGAAGAAGGTCCAGTCGGAGCGCCCTCAGGACCGTCTGGCCCGAGCTCAGGCTGAGAAGATCGAGATGGAGAACGCCGAGAAGCGTGGCTTTCTGATCCCCGCCGATCAATTGGAGCCCCGCCTGCGGGCCGCTTTTGTGGCTGCGCGGGAGGCCTGGCTTGATGCGGTGCCGCGGCTGGCCCGCGATCTGCCTCCGGCGGGTGAGGGGACTGCGCGGGAGGACATGCTGCAGGCTGAGTTCGAAGCATTTCTTCACCGCCTGGCGACCTGGGCCAACGCCGCCGAAGTCGATGATGATGAGGAATAGGGCGTCAGCATGAACACCATGGCATCCCCGATCCTGACGCCAGACTGGGCCGACGCTGCTCTGGACGCCATGCTGTCCCGAGTGTTCGCCCAGCTCCGGCCGCGGCCACCACTGAACCCCGTAGAGTGGGTCGAGCGGTATCGGGTGCTGTCGCGGGAAGAGAATCCAGACTTCATCGGTAAATTCGATCTGGACAATACCCCGATTCTGCGCGGCATTCTGGCTGCCTGCGGACAGAAAGGGGTTCGCCGGGTTGGGGTGCAAAAGTCTGCCCAGATCGGCTACACCGCCGGAGTGGTGTGCACCCTGATGGCCTACCACGTGCATTGGAAGCCCTGTGTCCAGGTGGCCATGTTCCCCCGGGAAAAGTCGGCCAAGGACTTTGACGCCGAGAAGTTCAGCCCCATGGTGCGTGCTACCAAGGTACTGAGCCGGCGTATTCGCCTGAAGAGTCGGAGCGACGGTAACAGCGCCACACGAAAGCATTACCCCGGCGGCCTGTTGAAATTCGTGGCGTCGAATTCCCCTGCTGATGTGAAATCAACCAGTGCCAGCCGTCGCTATGTGGAAGAACCGGATGACACCAACCGGGACGTGAAGGGGCAGGGCAATTCCATCGCTCTGCTACGCGAGCGGGGAAAGACCATCCGTGACAGCTTCGAATTGATCGGCGGGACCCCCACGGCGAAGGGTGCCAGTGAGATCGAGAAGGAGATGCGGACAACCGATCAGCGTCGGTTCATGGTGGCCTGCCACGACTGCGGGGAAAAGCACGAGCCCGGATTCGAGCAGATGACAATCCCCGGACTCAACCTGACGCCCGAAGATTTGGCATCCCCTGACATCGATACCCGGTTCCCGCTCCGCGAGGTGTATGGCCGTGCTCGGTGGGAGGATGCGTTCTATTCCTGCCCCCACTGTGGATCCATCTGGTCTGATCGGCAGCGGGTAGAGAACATCAAGGCGGCGGCCAGGGTTCCTCCGTTGTATGGCTGGGAGCCCACGGTCGAGGCCGCCGATCCGGGCTTCTACTGCAATGAGTGGGAATCCACGTTCGAGGGCAGCTACGTCCCGATCCTGGCGGAGAAATACCTGAAGGCCCTGCATGAAATGGAGCATGGCGACCCGACGTCGATGGTCGCCTATTGGAATTCCTCGCGCGGGATTTGCTGGGAATACAAGGGCGAACTACCGGAAGAGGATGAACTTCGCCAGCGTGCGGAAGCCTATGCGGAATGGTCCTGCCCATCCGGTGGGCTGATTGCTCTGATGACGGTGGACGTGCAGCATGACCGCTTGGCTGTAACGGTCTGGGTTGTCGGTCGCGGTGAGGAAATGTGGCTGGCCTACTGGGGGGAGTTGTACGGCCAGACCGTGGTGGCCCACCAGGGCGCGTGGATCGAA